CATGACCTGAACGAAGCGTATTTGCGTAATGAACTGAAACGCTCTGAGGTGCGTGGTAAAGGCAAAGTTCTGTTTAACAGGGTTAAGCCCTTGCTTGATACTATAGAAGTTGTTCTAGCTACTGAGATTCCTTTATACAACGAGGTTGATGGATATGCTGGTAGAGTTGATGCAATAGTCCGTATGAATAAAAAATTAACCATTGTTGATCATAAAAATTCAATAAATCCAATAAACACCAAAACCTCTTTAGGAAGAAAAAAATCTTTCAAATATGCAATGCAAATTCATGGATACGCTAGGGCCATTTATTATATGTTTGGTGAGAAGTACAAAGCTGAGAAAGGATGCATTATTGTGGGTAATCATAATACGTCAAATTCCGAAAAAATAAATTTTAATGTATATGATGATTTCTATGTTAAGGAATTTGATATTTTGATTGCTGCATTCAAAGGCGAATGCAGCATTAATGAAAGTGTGTATTTTAGATTATGAAATCTTCTTTTTGCAATTTTCAAAATGCCACCGAAACATAACGCCTTTACCACCTTCTTTATCGCAGTGAGGGCATTTTACTTTTATCCCTTTTGTGTGACCCACATACCTGCCAGAAATCCAATGTGGGTCATTTTTATCACAAGCGAATGACTCTTTAGAATCTGATTCCGTATCACGAACTAAAATTAAATTTTTTCTTCTTTCTATATCTTCTTCCGAAACAACTCTGCCAATTCCTTGAAAAACGTATCTACCAGATAAATAATGTGGATCGTCTTTTTCACAACGAAAAACTGTGTTTGTATCGGATTCTGTATCTCTAACTGCGATTTTACCTTTTACAGTCTTTCCTATATTATCTCTATGCTCTTTGGAAAATGTTGGTTTGGCTACACCTATTCTTGATTTTGACATATTTTCTTTAGCTTCATCTGTAAAATCAACTCTACCAACTAACCATCCACAATTTTGGTAATAATCAATTTCCTCTTTCTTTACTCGTTTTGATTCATTATTCTTATTAACCCATAATGTATTTTTAGAACTAAGTGATAATCTATACTTATGTTGATCAGAAAGAGGTTTTCCTTTTTTAGCTTCCGACATCATCTTTCTGGTTTTTTCTGATACAAATCTACCAGATAACAATTCAGAAAGATTTTCTTTAAGCTCTTGATAAGCTCTACTAGAAACTCTATAATTTCTTTCCTTTCTTTGTCCATTACACATCATGTTAAAGGCAAACCACATACCACCACCAAAGCATCTAGCTAAAATCCAATGAGCTATATAATGCTGTCTCGGTGTTAGATTTACTATATTCCACGGATTTTTATATTGTGATTTATATTCAGGCCAGAGATTTTTCGATGATGGGCATATATGATGCTTTTCAAATGTTTCTAAATTAAAATTATTTTCGTTGCAAGCATTGACAAAATTCAAGTACCTGTTAAGATAGTGCTTGTTGTGCTTCTTAGAGGATAAAATTTTATAAAAGTTTTCTGAGTTCATAACTATTTCTCGTATAGATAAGCTTATAATAGATATTTATAAATACTTGTGTTCTAATACTATATGCAAATATCTGGCTACGCTGTCTGTGTAGAAGAAATGTTTGGACTTAAGCCGAAAAAGGGGTGTATCATTGTCGGCAACCACGAAACATCAAATTCAGAATTGTTTAAGTTTAATTTGGCTAAATATCGTGGTGAATTCGAAAAACTAATTGAAATTGTTAAGGGGGAGCGTCCAAAAGAAGATTCCCTTTATTTTAAACTATAAGGAATATTATGAAGCTTAGCGATGATTTTGATTTATTCATGGACACGAACTTTCCAGAATTAGATGAAACTAGCGATTCTGGAAAGTTCGTGTATAATGCAATGTATAGAGCATACTTGTTTGGGTATAAAACCTCCGCAATTGATTCAGTTGAAAAAATAAAAACCAGATTTAAGGAACTAAATGACCAGTCCAGCAACTAAAATGTTTAAGTCAAAGAATGATTTCAGCCTTCACATCGAACAAATAAAGAATAAGATGGAGTTTGAAACATATATTGAAACAGTAATTTATTTCTATGAAAACGAAACTGATCAGGAAATGGAAGACATTGCAAAACTACTTAACAAAAAACTAATTGATTGTATTGAGCGTGAAGGTGTTAGCGTCAAGATGATCAAGAGTTATAACTTGGAGCCTATTATATGAGAATGTGGCTAGATACAGAATTTAACGGGTTTTGTGGTGACCTTATAAGCATAGCATTGGTTGGTGAAGACGGTAATTGTTTTTATGCTATACGTGAAGAAACTCTGACAATAGATATTGAACCGTGGGTAATGGAGCATGTTATGCCATTCCTAATCACAGATGAAATGATTGATATTGATTATGAATCTGATGAAATGATTCGCGTCAGGCTAGAGCGGTTTTTATCTGTATACAATAGTGTAGAAATTATTGCAGATTGGCCAGAAGACGTTCACCATATGTGTAAGTTGATGATTTGTGGACCGGGTATGATGATCAATTCCCCGCAACAAATCACGTTTATGGTTGATCGAACCATTAACGCAGAATCTGAGGTTCCTCATAATGCTTTTTATGACGCTATGGCTAATATGGAATTTACATTAACACGGGAAATAGAAGGGGTATGATAGGATTTGCTGCTTATCAAAAGTATCTTGCAATCATGATGCACTTTAATGTAAAGACCAATTATGACTATTTCAAGTACAATGGTAAGACCAATGCAAAGCTTGAATCATACCAGAACAACAAAAGCAACATTTACAAGTATGCTGGTATAGAAAAACGTATCGGTATAAATCAACTTGAAACGTTTTTCTTTGTAAATTTTGAAGGGGACTATAAGAAATTCGTCCCCCAGCCTTGGTACAAGTATTACAAAAAAGTGATTGACAGCCTTGATAATTTTCCTGTAACATATGCGGCTGATCTTAAAACCATATCTGATATGGTCAGGGATACCCAGTGTAGTCGTGACGATCTTTTTACTGGTGGTGAATTCCACTTGCACCCCTTACTTTACGTATGGTATGATAAGGGGATAATATCACGATACACCATGCTTTTTATTGATTCATATATAGAAAGCATATTTGATGAATCACACAGTTCTGATCCGCTTCTATGGAAGGAAGTGGTTGACGCGCACCGTTTACGGGTAGGATTTTACCGTAGGTGCTATTTTCTTAATCTACAGTCCAAGGATGAAATGATAAAAAGTGGACAAAAGCAATTAAACAATTTGTAGGAAAAATATTCAATGGCAGATTTTAGCGCACTAAAAAAGAAGAAAGGCAGTAATCTTAAAGCAATGGCTGAAAAGCTTGAAACCATGAATAAGGCTAGTGGTGCAAAGAAAGATGAACGCATCTACAAACCGGGGTTCGACAAGAAAGAAGGTATTGGTAATGCAGTGATTCGATTGCTTCCAGCAGTCGAGGGTGATAACTTTGTACGTCAGTTCAGCCATTCTTTCAAGGGTGCTGGTGGTTTCTATTGGGAAATGTCTCGGTCTACTATTGACGAGAAAGACCCGGTTGGTATCAGCAACGGCATGTATTGGAAGTTGGGTGAGGACACCGGGGAAGAAAAGCATCAGAATCTTGCTCGTGCAAGACGCCGGAACACAAAGTATTACTTCAACGTCTATGTTGAAAAGGACAAAAACAATCCAGAGTGTGAAGGTCAGGTAATGATCATGGAATGTGGTCCTCAAATCTTCAAGATCATTGAAGGTGCTATTAATCCCAAGTTCGAAGACGATGAAGCAATTGATCCGTTTGATCTATGGGGTGGTGCTCCGCTTAAGATTCGTGCTATAGGTAAAGAAATTCCTGATAAGCGTACTGGGAATAAAGTTGTTGTTCCAAACTACGAAGAATCATTGTTTGGTAATCCGTCTGAGTTCATGGGCGGCGACGAAGACAAGATGAAAGAAGTATTTGATAAGACCTATGACTTGTCTGAGTTTATCGCTGTTAAGTCCTTTGACGAGCTTGCAAAGCGCTTTAAGCAAGTTACTGGGGAAGACTATGATGCACTAGTGCAAGACGCCGGAACACAAAGTATTACTTCAACGTCTATGTTGAAAAGGACAAAAACAATCCAGAGTGTGAAGGTCAGGTAATGATCATGGAATGTGGACCTCAAATCTTCAAGATCATTGAAGGTGCTATTAATCCCAAGTTCGAAGACGATGAAGCAATTGATCCGT